CAGTGTTGTAAGCAAGGATGTTTTGTCCTGCTATCTGACCAGTTCTAAAGTTACCAGCCTGTGGTAGCTCACTTTTGTGAAAGCAGGGAACCCAGACCTTAGCGAATATCTTTTCTATCTCTTGCTCATACAGGTCTTGGTCTGAGTAGATGAGGGAGCTAACATATTCTACGTTAGGTTTTGTACGCCATTGCTTATGGTTTCTTGGAGCCATAGTTTGCTGCGTCCTTTAGATAATGATTACGGATTTGTTCCATTGTTCTGCCACACCCAACGCAGTACTTTTCCTGCTTATCAAGTTTACAGATACCTACGCAGGGACTTTTCATTATTAGTTAGTCACTGAGTCAAACGGCAGGCTTTCTAGGAGGCTACCTAAAGGAGACTCAGCAGTTATAACATCTAGGCTGGCTCCGTTGTCTTTGAGAAACTTGACGGCTACGGATAGCTCTGAGGCTGTAGCTTCGCCAGTACGAACACGAGCGAGTAGCTCTTGGCTTACTGCATCATGCAGGGAGTCTAAGATTTCTCTGCTCATTGGTACTCTCCTGTACGAATTTGTTCAGCGACTTCGATGGCACGTTGGCCTACCTGCTCAGCCCAGCGGCTGTTAAGTAGCTCTGTCGCTCCAGTATCGAAGTCTTTTTCCTTTATCGCTGCCATTGCGTTGACGAACTTTAAGGCTGTCCCTATGCCTACGTTGAAGACGAAGTTCATTAATCCTTCGTATCTCACCGTGTCTAGCTCTTGTGACCACGGCATCATCTTTTCTAGCTGTGTGTCCACTCGCTTCAAGTCGTTCATTAGTAGGTTTTTCGCTTCTTCTTCGCTGATACCTACGTCCTCCAGATTGCGTCCTATTCCGATAGTTAGCTTGTTTGAAGTACATCTATATGGCTTTAGCTCCATAGATTCATGTCTTATTAATTGGTCAATTAGCTGGTTCATTAAATCTCCACCACCCATCAAAATCTTTTACGCAACCACAAATGTCGTTCAACAAAGCCATGCCAAACATATAGAGCAACCAAGCTATTAAAATTGCATAGAGGCTCCTCATTATAATTGAGACTAAAATGGTTAAGCTTTCTTCTTTTTGTACTTGTCCGTTTTTTTCTTTGGAAACCCAGCTTTCATGTTTGCATAGGCAGCATCTGAAACTGTTGACTCTGATACTGAGCGGCTAGTTCCTGCCTTTTTTCTTTTATTCATATTTGCATATAAGCTCATTTGATTTCTCTCTACTTGTTCTGGGGTTGTATGGTTGTGCATGTCCCACATAATTATTTTACTTGCCCTTCCGTAACATCTTGGCTGCTTGTCCAACGCCTTTGATGCCGAAAGAACTACTAATTGCAATGAATAGAAGGTACTGATACCAATCGGGAAGTGTAGCGAGGATAACAAAACCCTCTTGTACTTTCTCAGGTACAAAGTAGACTCCAATCGCTGGAGCCATTAGGGCTACTAGAGCAAACTCGTCTTTCCACGATGATGCTGTATTTTCTATAGCGGCCTGTTCCCAATCAATATCACCTGTTGCTTTTTTCTCAGCAATGGTTGCTCTGCTTTTGGCTTCGGCTACGTTGGCTTCTGCTTTGGCTTTAGTAGAGGCAACTTTCCCTTCCATCCATGCACCAGCAATGCTGGCTATAGGTGATATTAGAGCAGATAAAATCATAGCTTTTGTCCCTCTAATTTTATGCAACGAAATGCTTGAGGTTTTTCTCGCCCTTCGTTTATTTCCAAAATTGCTGCTCGCATTTCTTCGGCTCGTGCAACGCATAGCTCGTAAGAGGGATAAGCCCCACGAGTGTTAGAATATTCGTAGCATTCAGTTGGATTAAAAACGGAGCAAGCTAATACAATTACTTTAAACACTTTAAGTCATTCCTTTTAACCAAAGCGCATACCAAACAAACACGCCAATAGTGACAGCCGAAACACTTAGAACAGAACACCATAAAATTATTTGGTCTCTTTTATGAGCGCGGAGTTTTAGCTCCGCTTGTATTCTTGCTCGTTCCGATGCTATTTCAGCTTGTAATCTTTCCCACTGACCTGGCTTTCCATAAATCTGGAAAACCCTGCGAAGCTCTACACGCATATCGTCTAGCTTTTCTTTCTTGAAATGCTTTTCGATTGCACTGTCTTCGGCTAGGGAAAACCTTGAGTTTTTCTTTTGAGATGCACCAAACTGAAGCTCAGCTTCTCCTTGGGCATAACGCGAGATTGACGAATTGAGACTGCTTAAATCTTTGCCGATTTGGACGGCCTTCATAATTGCAGCATGACCAGCAGAAACAGCCGCAAAAGCGGATACTGGGTCAATCATAACGATGACCTCCATTCATAAATTTTGAGGGTTTATATTTTACTAATTAAAGTAATTGCGAGGCCAACAATAATAATCGTTGACCCCATTATCATAGCTTCAAGTCTCCACAACCTTTTATCGAGACCTGAAAGTTTGTCTTCTACAGAGGCATAACGAACCGAACATTCTTTTTCATGTGCTTCTAGTTCTAGTGCCACACGCAATTCTGGGGTGATTTCTTGAGCTACTTTCATTATTCAGCCATAGCGGCATTCCCTGCCGTAACCGCCGAATTAAGAGGTGTAATATCCTCCGTTGTCCAATAATCTTTAAGCACCATAATTTCTAGGTGTTGAACGTTACGCTCCAAAACAGTTTCATCGCTTGAATAATCATCAGGCGCAGCAATAACGGCGTTGATTAAGTTTACGCTATCCATACAAGCGCTGTAGTGCTGTGCAATTTCTTCAGTTGTAGGTGTGTCAGACATTATTAAACTCCGTTTTGATTTAATTTTGCTTCAAGTTCATTCACTTTATTAGACAAATCTTTAACAGCCTGAACCAAAACAGGAACAAGTTTGCCATACGCAGCCTCTAATTTTTCTGGGTTTTCAGCGTAAACTAAATCAGGAATAGTTAGACCTGTGTCTTGCTGTACTTGTTGTAAATCTTGAGCAATAAAGCCAGTGTCTTCTACACCAACTTTAGCGCCATCACGCATATTCCAGTTGAATGATACCGGCTTCAGTTGTTCTACAAAATCAAGCCCAGCTTGGAGTGGCTCTATGTCTGTTTTATCACGAGCGTCAGACAGCGATGTAATTGATGTAACTTGGCAACGGAGTGCAGATATACTTGTGTTGCCCAGAGTAACTTCATTGCTGGCCGTTGCAGACGAAGGCGTTGCAAACTGTCCCAAGCTAGAATTATTACTTCCAGTCGTTGTTGTGTAACCCGCAAGAAATCCAGCGCCAGTATTTCTAGCCCCTGTAGTTACTCCAGCCAAAGCACTATCGCCAACGCCGGAGTTGTAATCGCCTGTGGTCAAAGCAGGAAGAACTTGTGAACCAAGTGCGGTATTAGATTGTCCATTGTCTATGAGAAGTAACGCACTATAGCCCACCGTTGTGTTGTAACTGCAACTAGAACTAGCAGTAGCGCCATAACCCATTGCCATTGCACCAACAGCAACATTATAACTGCCGTGATTGCCATATCTATTTCCCGATTGCATTCCAACACAAGTATTAAAATCCCCTTCTGTTGAAAATCTTCCTGCTTCATAACCAACAACAGTACACATATCTGCACCGACTATTTGTACAGCAGCGTCAACCCCTAAAACAACATTAAAAACGCTGCTTGAGCTTCCTCCACCAGCGTTTGTACCGCCAATAAGATTTGTTCCAGAAACGGCAGTAGCGCCACCTCCTCCAAGAGCCGAACCGTCAATCGTTATTGACCCAGAAGTAGCTGAAATATCATTCGTCTGATGGTTGATTGTTAGAGCCATTGTTTACTCCTATACGGCTGTCGAGCCATCCATATCAGGTTGCGTCATTACCCAGCTATAGCATTTGTCCAAGAAAGCATCTCCACTTGCAGCATTGATGTCATCTAGGTCTGCGTTGTAGCGTTTAAAATCTACTTCACGAGTGCTATCAGTTGGTGATGATGTTGCATATGCCGCTAAATCAATTATAACGCTGAACTTTGGGTCTGAACCAAGTTCACGCGAAACTGATGCACTCACAATGCGGTAATAAGCATTAGAAAATGCAATACCGTATTGGCTTACACTCTCTGTAATATTATTTTTAATAGCCATTTAAAATAGCTCCTTTTTTAGTAACTGTTGTAGATGGTTTCTGATGTACGCAAAGTGCAAACCCATTTGACGTTTGCGGCTGAAGCGCCTGTAACATGAACCGCTAAAGTTCCATTGCTTGTATCTGCCGACAATGCGACACCCCAACTTGGAACATTGCTAATTACAGTTATTGCAGAGTTAACCAAAACAGTTGTGCTTTGAGTACCTTCTGAGCGAATAAGACCCTCAATTTTCCAAGCGGCTGAATTGGTATCCGAAGCAGAGCCTTGCCCACGAGCCACAATCATTCCATCAAATGCCATTGCTGAATATGGTTCTAAATATAATTGATTATTATAAGCCGCTGTTCCTACCCCCTGCAAACTACCGTCACTTGTTAATACGCTTGAGGTTGAATTAGCAGTTCTAGCGTGCAAAACAAGCATACCTGATTGTGCATATCCTTGTGTAATGCTTCCAGCTTGAGCACCAAAAACTACTTTTCCTTTGGCAGACGCTTTACAATTTGTACCAATAGCAACACTACTTACAGCCCAACTTGGCGTTAGACATTCGTGACCTATTGAAACATTATATTGACCTTGGGAACTTACTTCACTGCCTATCGCTATAGAATCAGTTCCTGACGATGATGCTAGATACCCGATAGAAGTAGAACGATTTCCAGAAGCAGTTGACTGTTTGCCTGCGGCAAAAGACTGTACTCCTGAAGCCTTTGCTCTATCGCTTTGTGCAAAACTTTGGTCGCCAGTTGTGCCATAGGATGAAGTATTGTTGTAAATACCAACCGCAAGTGAATTATCCCCACCTGACCTTGACTTACCGATAGCAAAAGCTCTAGCAACAGCCGCAACGGAATCTTTTCCAATGGCAATTGCATGGTTGCCAGAAGCATCTGCACTGTCACCAATGGCGACTGCATTATTGCCTGTCGCTGAAGGCTGGGCTGTAGGGCTGCTTTCGTTAGCTGAGTACAAATCAGCACCGCCACCAGAAGCAGCAGCCGCCCACGTTAAACCGCCAGTATTGCCGGATTGCGCTGTCAAAACATAGCCGTTGGTTGGGCTGTTTGATACTTTGAGATTAGCTTCATCGACAACATTATCAGCAATTACAGTTGCGCCATCAGCCGTTGATGTGACTTCTCCGCTGTGGTTTGGATGGACGTAATTATTAGCAGAAGCAGATACGCCACTTAACTTCGTGTTTAATGCAGTTGTGTAAGAAGCCGTTGTGCCAGCAAGAACAGATGAATAAGCCTGAACATCAGAACCAATAGCTACCCCTAAATTAGTTCTAGATGTACTTGCATTAGCAACGTCAGATAAATTGTTGGCAGCAACCAAGTCTCCACTACCACCACCTCCACCAACAGAAGAACCATTAAGAAGTAAATTAGTACCGTCAGAACTAAGTGTAACGCTGCTACCAGAACCAGTATTGTCTAAATTAATTTCACCCATTATTTTTTACTCCTAAGCATAAGTCACCTCACTCGTTTTAATATTGGCAACCCAACGAATGTTGTGGCTTGCTTCACCAGTACAGGTGATTGCTAGTGCATTGTTTGTGTTATCAGCACTTAGAGCCACTACCCAGCCATTACCGTTTTCAAAAGTCTGTATGTTGCTGCTTACTAATGTAGTAGTGCCGCCATCGTTTTTAAGAAGTCCTTTGATTTCCCAGCCACCCTGGTCTTGTGCGCCATTCTGCATCGCCACAAGCGTTCCGCTAAACATTATGCAAGTGTCAGAAGCAGCTACAATTTGATTGTCTGTAGAAACAGTAGAATTGTTTGTTGTAAGAACTGTGGCGGTTGCATCTGTAGTGTCAGCACGAAGTATAAATTTACTTCCCTGTGCATCACCTTTAGTGGCAAAAAAACCTGATGAATGAACTGATTGCCCTACAATAGTGGCCTTAGCTTCATATCCAGTGGCTACAGAACTAACTGCGGCATAAACGGTTTGGCAATTTCTGCCACCTAAAACAGACGAATAATTTCCTGTGGCTACGTTATTACTGCCACAAGTATAAGCAGCGTAACCTTCAGATTTATTGTATTCCCCACCAATGGCTGCACTAGAAGTTGCTATCGCTTCACAGCTAGCACCACCGGATATACAAAGTGAGCCTGCACCAACAGCCCTAGATAAGTACCCAATTGAAATTGCCCTATCAGCAGTTGCACCATAGCTAGTGCTGTTGTTTGATATTGCCATTGCAATGCTGTTTGGATGACTTGCAAGCCCCTCGCCTAATACAAAAGCCTCAAGACCAGTAGCCTTGGCACCGCTACCTATTGCTGTAGCATTATTACCTGTTGCGATTGGGGCTGTAGAACTAACAGGATTCTCAGCGTAAAGAGCAGAAGTAATTGTATTGTTGAGTTTTGTATGGTCTGCATCGGTAAATACGTTTGAGTCAGTGGCACTTTCAACCAGTGTGCGGATTTCTGCTGCTGTCTGGTCAGCCGTGGCTGAAGCCTCTATACCGTTTAGCTTGGTATGGTCAGCAGACGTAAAGTTTATTTCAGATAAACCGCCATCACCAACAGTTGCTAGTTGTGACGCATTCGCTAATGGTATCCAGTTGCCTCCGTGGGCATAATATGCTTTGCCTTCATTGTGAACATGAGCAAACATGCCGTGGTATGTGCTGGCGTTTGGCAAATCACTTAAAGCTGTATAGACGTTACCAAACAGAACTTTGTTGCCGTTACCATCTATATCACCAGTCATTGTGCCGCCAGATTTTGGCAGGGCATTGGTAGCTAGAGTACCTTGAGCCGCCGTGGCGTAATCAGAGGCACTGAACGCTTTGACTTGAGCAAGGTTAGTAACCTCGCTGTCCATCAGCGCACCAGCAGCAGTTACGTTAGCTGCATCGGTTACGTTTGCACTAGCTTCTATGCCAGTCAGCTTGCTGTCTTTTGCTGTAGTGAATGACGCTGTAGTAGCATCTAAAACAGAAGAATGAGCTTGTACATTGGAACCAATGGCTACGCCTAGATTAGTCCTTGCTGTCCCAGCATTATCAAGGTCAGATAAATTATTAGCTGCAACTAAGTCACCATTACCACTTGCGGTTGAAGAGATAGTGCCGTCAGATGCAATTGTAATATTTGAACCAGCAGTCAAGGAAGCAACTACATTAGCTGCGTCTGTTACATTCGCACCAGCTTCAATACCATCTAACTTTGTGCCATCAACCGAAACATCACGCCCATCTACAGTTTGAGTCCCAGAAAAAGCGATGTTTCCTGTCATCGTGCCGCCAGCTAAAGGCATTAATCCAGTGACACCAGCTACGCCTGTTCCCCACGCACTACCATCCCAAATTTTAAGAAGGTTACTAGTGGTGTTGTAGAACAAATCTCCTTCATCAAGACTTGTTGTTGGGTCTGATGCTCCACTACGGTACACCTGAGCAAATGCATTAACGTCTGAGATGTTTGAAGCGACTGTGTTTACGTTAGTTACATTAGTAGCAACAGTACTTAAATGCGTAGTGTTTAAAGAATTAAGCTGAGTTTTATCGCTAGTACTTAACCATGTATTTTCAAGATAATTCTTTGTAACAGCGTCCTGTGCGTTTACAGGATTGGTCACGTTTTTGATAACTTTGCTTTGTGCGTCCCACTTTCCATCAGTAGCTACCGTGATAGACTCTGCTGTCTTATCATTGGACTCCTGTACTCCGAAGAATACTTGGTCAATTGCAGAGTCTAAAGCTAGTTCAGTGAGAACTGCGCCATCTGAGAAGTCCACAACTTTTGTCGTAAGGTCAGTGTTTCTCTCAATACGAACTGTACTACCTTGTGGGACAGCAGGGGAGAAAGTTAGTGTCTTAGAACCAGTAGAGCTAAAGGCTACTGTAAAAGTATTTCCTCCAACGGCTGTACCTGTGGAGGCATTATTTGCAAATACAGACACACCATCAACAAACGCATCAATATCGGTAGATGCTAAATAGTTAAATGAAAATGAAAAGCTTGATGTTGCTGTTCCTATATTTGCGAAGGTGACTATAGACATTAGTTAGTGCCTCCTGTTAAGACATTATTCAATTGTGTTTCATTCTCGTTCATCCATTTTTGACCTTCGGGGGATTGAGAATAAGTGTTTTTATTTCGATGGTTATTCCAGTAAGCCACAGACAGTTTTTGATAGAGTGGGAACTGTTTATACTTTGGATTTAGTGGTGCTTTATGTTCATACAGAATACCATCAGAACCAAAGACGCCTAAAGGTGATTTATCTTCGGCTCGCGTTGTGTAAGGATTTTTACCAACCATGAGTTCCCAAGCAGTGTTGCGGTACATGTTGATTACTTTTTTCACTACTTGCTGCTTTGTCCCTGTATAGACTCTATCGCCAATACGAATGTTTCCTGTGCCATCGTTCTTAAAATCATCAGATTGCACTAGGGCTGTCAGAGCTTGTCTTAGCGTTAACTCACCAGTTCCTAATTGCTTTCCACCAAGAGCAACTTTTTCCCTAAGAAGACCAGTTCTCCGCATCCACTCGCCATAGGCTGTGCCACGCTCAAGTCTAGGGTCTAAAGGTTCACCATCTTTATCTGTGGCAAACGCTCTATCCGTAAGGTCTATGCCATCTTTGTTCAGAGGAGGCATCCCTACATTGTAAGGAACTCCATTTTCTAAAGCAGCCATCCACTCATCAGCTAATGGGTTGTCTTTCAATTCAGACCAGCCCACAGGTGACGCAAAATCTACTCCATAAAACTCTGGAATAAACTTTTCTTCACCAAGGATGTTGTAGTGTGGGTCAAGCTCATCAGACAGGCCTGGAGTGTTGCGATAGAACCCATCAAGAACAGTGCGTATTTTTCTGTTCTTGGGGTCAGCTAATTCTTGATTGATGGATTTGATAAGGCCAGAGTAAGGCATTAATGCCCCAGCACGATTAGCCATGTAGGATGTACCGTAACGCTCAGGGTCATCAATAGCATTGAAGAAGTCATCAATACCCTGCATGAATGATTTATCACGCATCATTTCTGTGATGACCATAGTTACCCCCATAGCCATCTCATCTGCAGCTTCTTTGTTTCCGAACTTATTGAGTTCGTGAATCGAAGCCATGATGGTCATAAGGTCTAGGGCAGGGGATAAACGCTGTACATTGACGTAACCTTCTTCAGTCACTACAGAGTTCTTATCGTACCCTGCAATATCCTGTAGGCCTTTTAGTTGGTCTACATCAAGCTGTTCGCCTGAGCCAGTTATCTTACCTTCAACTGCTAGATTATAGAAATAGTAAGCTAGTCCACTGCCTACAGTTGCTCTAGTAATTGCTTCGCCCTGACGTGTACCTCCAGACATAAAGTCTCTGCGCCATCTTCCTGATAGTAGGAACAAGGGGCTTCGCTGTACTGTATAGGACAAAAGGTTTAGAGGAGTTCTTACAAATGGATTTATCTGACGAAGGATAGGAAATTCTGTAACAGCCTTACTAATACCTTGTGATATTTTTCCATCTAAGCCTTGAGTAAAGGTAGCAGTACGTCCGTATTGTATTGCTGCATCTGCAGTTGGAGCCATAGCATCAGTACTTCTTGTACCGTTCATTGCCTGTTCCATCTGGATGTTTACAGCTTTTTCAACTTCTCCATCTACATATTTAGATAACTGTGACTTGTCTAACTTACCTTCTTTAATTAATGCACGGCCTGCTGTAACTGCTTCTGAGTACACAAAGGCACGAAAATTAATCTGTTTAAAGAACTCATCTTCTGCTGCGAGGAGGCGTGTAGGTGCGCGGATAATACCACCACCCATCCAATTAGGGATGTAACCGTCACGCATCATCTTTCCATCTTCCAGAATGGAATAGTCAGCGTCTAGTTTTGTAGCTCCACTTTTAATTGCACTAAAGGCTCCCTTAGCAGATGCTAAACTTCCGTAGGCAAAGCCCTGATACATCCTCAAGGCTTTCATCATGTCAGCACGATTGCCTGTTATGGCTGCTCCAATAGCTTTTTCCATAGGCATGGTAAGCATAGTGTAAGTGTTAGAGCCTATGTTGACTAAGTGTGTCTTAAAGCCCGATAGGATAGAGTTGATAAACAACTCGTTGACCATCCCGACAGCGCGAGAACCACCGTTCTTTATAGAAGTTGCATACTTACCAAGGCTGGCAAAGAATTTGTTCTGTGCTTTTAAGTCTTGTTGTAAGAAGGCTCCTGTCTTCAGAGCCACTTCCATAGTGTTTACTTCCCACCCATTAATAACTTTAGAAAAATCTAATGCTCTACCTGCAGAAGATACACCGCCACGCGCATAGTTTATAGCTGTTATAGCTCGTACAAAAGCTGTCATTGCATCTTCATAGGATGCTTCGCCAGCATTGTAGGCCGCATGGGTATTTGTAAATTTGGTTTTGGCAATATCAGCTACGACTGCAGCGTCTGCTACAAACTTTGCAGCTTTGTCTTCATTGCCTCCAAACCTAGCAAGAATGGCATCAAGAGCTTCATCAGTGTTTTCGCCATACTTAGCAAAGAACCCACCAATTCTTATCTTAGCAGCTTGGGTTTGTTCAGCTTGGGTTTTGGTTACGGCTCCACCTTTAGACTGTAGGTCTGCTAAGGCATCGTCAGACATAGCAGCAGTAGCTTCACTTCGCCCATCTGCTCTAACTTTAGCTCGTTCTGCTCCTGTTAAGGTGGCTGCTTTTTCGTTTGCATCTATAATGATTTGGTTTGATTCTTTGAAAGCATCAAGCTCTGCTACTAAATCATCCCCCATAGTAGGAGCAATTTTCTCAGCTTCTTTTGATGCAGTCTCTGCGAGGGACGTAGCGTCTTCAGAGCCGTTTCGTGCTGCTCTTAAAGCTTTTACCCCTGCTACTACGACTAAGGCTGTACTCTCTACTACAACACCTTCTACCGCTTGTTTAAAAATAGCTTCTGCTGTGCTGTCATTAGGGTCAGCAGCAAGATATGCTGTAACTGGATTTGCAAGTGTTGGGTAATCTTCGATGAGGTTTGACAGTCTTGCTTCGTGCTTGTCAAAAGCCAACACCTCTGCGCCTGCACCTTCAGCAGCCAGCTTTACGCCTTTACCTAACTTACTTGATGTATTAACTACACTCAAGGCGCGATTTACTGGTAACCAACCAACTGCAAACTGAGAAAGACCTGCTGTCATTTTACCTGTAAAAGTTTTTGCACCTTCTGTAATCTGGACAACTTGTGCTTTATCTTTGACATAGGCATTATACTCTTCATCTTGTAATCCAAGCTCCTTAGCTTGTCTCATAGCCTCAGCTACACGAGAGTAAATCAGACCGCCTTCTTTGTCTGTGCCTATACGTCCAAAATCAAAGATGTTTTCGTTAATCCAATCAGTGACAATATCAACGGCTCCACCAGTTGCCACGTTAGCTTTATTTTCAATTTCATTTATGCCTTTAACAGCCCCCGAAACTACATTAGGTAGCACTTCGTTTGCATTGGCAATAACTGTGTCTGTGATACCACTGTTTTGCTCTTCATCCGCAGATGTAGCAATATCTGGCTCAGCCATTCGTGACTCCTTTATTCGATAGCTTTAGCTTGATTATATAAATCTCTGACAGCAGCGGCCTGTTCTATACGAGACATATCTATATATGCTTTGCCATCAACAAGAGTTGTTCCTAAGTATAAATCTTGAAATGCAAAGTTGAAAAATTCTAGTTTTGGTAGTGTGTCTCGTTCTGGTAGCTCAGCACCTGGTATGAAATTACCGTCATTAGCAATTTTACCACCTAGTAATCTAAAACTAGATTGATAAAGTGCATCTCTAGTAAACTGAGGCCGTGCTTTAGCTGTGGCATCTGCAGGTATTCGTTGGATGTCTGAAACAAGTTTACCAAAAACTGTGGCATCACCTTTTAATCTCTTTTGACTGACCATTGAATTTAACAAACGTCTTGCAGCATCACGGTTACTAGACTCAGCAATTTCCATCCTAAGTGCCATTTCTTCATCACCACTTAATCTTTCTGTACTTTGGTTCTGGAAGAAATCTTGGAAGGTATCAAAGTCTTTTAAGTAAGAAGGGTAAAACTCACTAGCTTCTTTTAATTCATCAGCAGTTAAGATTGTTTCTAAATTTGTTGAAGGGTCATCTTTTAAGGCTGCCTGTATTTTAGACGTAACAGAGTCAGTAACCATAAGCTTTTTAGTTTTATAAGCTTTAGTCTTTAAATCATTCTCTCTTTCTTCTGCTTCATCAATTGCGACTAAGGCTTTACCAATTTTAAAACTTGCTTCTCTTGTGCCACTTAGACTGCTGCCTGGACTTGTTTGGATAAAGTCACCTAGCTTTAAAACATCTCTGCGTTGTTTAAAAGTAAGGTCATTGTTTCCTGCAGCGTATGCAATTAATGCATCTGTGGTTAGAGTATTAGCTGTGTTGTTATCAAAGTTATAGCCAAGCTTTGCATCATTCTGTGCAAGTCTAATGCTATTGCCAAAGTCGGCAGGACTACTAGAACCATTCAACACACCATCAATATTAGCTGTGATGGCATCTTTAAAACCTAATTCTTGGTTTGTTTTAAGATTTGTCTTAGCTGTTTGGGCATGTGTGGAATCTAAGGCCTGTATATACTGTCGAAAGTTCTTAGCAAACCCTGTAGATACACCCTCTTTTGTAAAAGCATCTCCATTGTTTTGGATAAATTTAGTACGCATTGTGCTTTCAAAATTAAAGAAAGCACCTGCATCATCGCTCTTATCAAGACCAGCTTTTTCATACTCTTCTCTGAGAACCACGCTGTACTGACGAGCTAACCTTGTTCCCATATGCTCTGCAGCTAGAAGTCGGGCTGGGCTAGTAAGGTTCTTGAATTTCCCTAAGCGTAAATCCGTAGCAAATTGGTCAGGGTTCTGTAAGAAAGCTAAGTCAATAGCTTCTCGTTCCTGCTTCTCTAAAGCTTCCTGTTCTGCTTTTTTTCTTGCTCTAATCTTTTCGTTTTGAGATTTCCCAAAACTAATTAAAGAATTTAAAATGTCTGCAGTGTTTGATTTTACAAGGGCTGGTTGAGCAGCGGGGGCGTAGGTGTCAATTACTCTGGCTACAGGTTGGTTAGCTGTTATAGTTTGTAGGTTGTTTTTAACCTGACTTCTTTTCGATGCCATAATTTTTCCTAACTAAAAATTTCACCCCAAGTTGTTCCAGAGGGTAAAGACCCATATCCAGATGCTGCAGACGTTGCCATGCCAAACATTGCTGCAGCAGCACTTGGAGGATTAGGGTCAACAATCTGTGCTAAACGTCCCTCAAGACGTGCTTGTATTTCCATAGCGTCCATTTCAGCAGCGTCAGAAACCATGTTAGATTGAACTGAAAATTTAGTATCGTTTCTTAGGCCTTGAGCTATTCTCATGCCTAAAGCTTGGTCTATTGACCTGCCAATAATATTGTCTTCACCTGCAGCCGTCTTATACGTTTCTGAGTTCTTTGCTGCTTCCAAAGCGTTTTGAAATCTTTTGTCAGCAAGTGCGCCTTGCTCTTGTTCGTTTTTCAATTGGGCTTGACTAATCTGTATGTCCCTAGCATTGACAGCACTAATTCTATTTCTGGCATTAGTTGCAATCGCGTTGTCATAGTTTTCTACTTCAGCTTGATATTCCATAAATTCTGCGCCTGCTGACGCTATAGCCATTGCCGCTTGGGGTGGTACACACATTATTTAATCCTCACAAATTCATAGAAGGGAGCATTGCCCACTCCGTAGTTGAGCTTCCGAATAAAATTAAAGCCCAGAAACCCAAGCCATTTGATTGCATTTTTGTTGTCAGCGTGAACGTAGTTAAACAGAACATTACGTTTGTCATTAGCGTCCAAAACCCATTGCCTACTTTGACGTAGAAACTTAATGTAGTAATCCGCAAGCTTGCCAGTTGATAACATCCAAGGACTACCAACGAGGTCATCAACATAACAAAGACCAAACATGCCTAGTAGTTCACCCTGAGAGCCAACCATTGTGTTTGCCTCAACAGACTTACTACAAGCTCTTAGCAACGCTTCATGCGCTGTGTAACCGTGAGATAGACTGACCTCAAGCCTGTCTGCCTCACTCATGTTGTTGGCTACCTCTGCAAAGTCTGTGTCTTTATATGGTCTAAAGTAAGCTTCCATTTACATCCTCTGTGAACGCAACACGAACTCTGCTTCTACCTCTGCGCTTTGGAAAGAGCAGGGTAGGTGACTGTCACTTTTCAGTTCAATTTGTGTATTTTGCGAATTGGAGTGGAGGCCAAAACGATAACTTCCTGTATCTAAAGGTACAGCACCAAGGATGTTAGTACCGCCACCTACCACTCTGCCAGTAAACGCTCGTGTGTAAGTGGTTCTGCTTGCAACAGGGAGGTTTTTATGGGGAACGGTTACAACATTAAAGAAGCCTGTATTTGCATAGACAACTGCCATGTTTTTTAACTGTAGCCTGCCTGTAGTTATAGGCTGCTTTTGGTTGCGAAACACTTGTTCAGAAAACTGGTACAATAAAGTGTAAGGTACACCTGCGTATACTGTACCGCCTCCAGCTTGGAAAGTTGCGGCTGCTGATGCTGTCATAATTGCACCTGCTGCAGAAACATAAATAGCAGTACTGTCAGTGTAAGGTAGAGTATTACTGCCTGTAAGCTTTACTCTCCTGTCAAGCAATACTGGAAATGTAGTATCGGCAAGCGCATCATCCCGACTCAAGTTCATACGCTCTAACGCAACACTTGCTCCATACTGGACAACAAAGAAAATATCAGATTGGTCATACTCTATAAAACGTACATCACCAGAAAATTTCCACTGTGACCAAGCTGATTGTAGTTTCTTATTGTCTTGGTAAAAGAACTTGTAAGGATAAACTACTTTTGGATTGTCATCAGTAATCAGTAGAAGCATATCTTCGTTGGAAGATGCTGCCATACTTTTAACAGTGCCAGCAATATAACTTGGTATGTGTGCTGTTATCTCAGTTGCATCATTTGTTTCGGTATCAATATTTACATAGTATTCGCGCACCCCAGAGAAAGAACCCTTCTTAGTAGGGAAATAAATAAACTTACCTGCGCCTTTAGGTTTTGCCTCAAGGCTGGCTTCAAAGCGTGTGGTAACATCAATGGATACAGTCTCAGGCGTTAGTAACTGTTCGGCTGATAAACGAAACTGTGAGAAATCTGAGAATAATATTAGACTCTCGTTGAACGGAACAGCATGTCTTAGAATAGAAACCTGATTGTTAGACACAGCTACATCAATCGGTGCGCTATCAACAAGAACAAGAACAGTTTTGCTAAAGAAATTAAAGTACTCTCCAGCCTCACTAAAGATGACATTTTCATCTGCTAACAAACCAAGCCTGTTCCTATGAAAGAACACGTCATTGATTGTTTTGCCTAAGAAAGAAGGGAATGGGTTTGTTCCATCATCGCCAACAAGACGGTTATCATAAGTTCGTGTGCCTAATGTATAAGCTGAACCATTATAGGTCAGGGTATGTGGCATAGTGGCAGGGTCAAGAGTAATATCTAGGCCACCTTTAATTGTCTCTTTCCATACGGAATTACCGTTAGTTTCATCTGTAGAAAACTTTACGAAATAGTCATCCTGTCCTTTTTGGTTGTCACCTGATACCAAGATAACAAAGTCTTCTGGTGACTGGGTAGGTAACTTCTTAAAGTCAGGTGTTTCACCTTTAAACGCTCTAAGATGCTCACCACCCCTACTATCCGATACTTCTAAGGTGAAGTCATCGCTGGATGAGTTCCCAAAAATGTGAATTACGTTTCCGTACAAAGCAAAACTTAATCCAGGTATAGTTGCGCCAGCGGTAGTGCCATAGTAAGTAGACTCAGTAGCTGTATTATACCTAAGATTGGATGCAATACGGTCAGTTTGTATAGACTGTTCGGCATTAGTAGAAGCAGCCGTAGAGTCCTGTACTGATGCCATTGTGGTTATTGCACGAGTATAGGTTGTACCGCCTTTAGTTATGTTTAAAGTATAGGTAACCATGTAATCGGCTTTAGCTACATGAACTAATGCTTCTGGGTTTCTAACAGGAGAAGTGGCAGAGGTCTTTGCTACTGTTCTTGTTTTATTTACGAGAAATGTAAAATCAGCAACAGTTGTAGCTGTAAGTTCTGTCGAAGGATTTGTAAGTCCTGATAAATAATTAGTACCGTTGTTTGTAAGCGTCTTAACTGTACCAGCACTATCCGTAATGGTAGTCGTGCCATCTTTCTGTATTGTTAAAAAATGTAACGAGTTATCAGAGTTTCTGATTGGATGGATAAAAGCCTTAGAAAAATCAGACTGCTGTTGACTGGTTAATCCAGTAAGAAAAAAGCCCCTATGTTCTGTAGGAGGTCTTTTGGTTAAACCATCTACGACACTAGACAATCCATTCTCTTGTTTCTCTGCCTGTGTCACCAGTCTTATAGAAGGGGGCTGCTGAGATACACCATTAATAAGGTTGGGAATGGACGTGCTAATTAGTGTCATGTGACAGTCCTCTGGGCTACCCTGTTAATAATACTGAAGGTGTCAAAGTTGTTGAAGATATTAAAATCTTGTCCTTCACCTTCCATATCCTTCATTTCGGATAAAGCACGAGCTTCGTCTTTTTCTGAAAACCCATGTAGGTTTGCTGAACCAACAAGACGGTCAAGGCATATACGCCCTGCTCTTATAGTGATGTAACGCTTGACTACTTCGGGGAGGTCTACAAAATCTAATTCTGTTACAATATCAAGATACACTGTGCCAGTTATAGTGTAGGTGTTATTTACTCTATCAAACATTTTAAGACCACGTTGTACTAGGTCTAGGTTTCCTGTTTTCTGAGTGCTATCTGCTCTTAAAATATCAGTGGGTAATACAATATTATTATTAGTGTCGGGGTTAAAAACTACCGATAGTTGTCTGTTAAAAGAGTAGCCTTGTGACTGCACCTCTTTACTGACAGACTCTAGGATGGTTTCAGCAATGTCAGCTTCGACTAAACCTAAGTTCAATGCAGTAACAGGAGCTTCTCCGATAGCCGATAGCATTGTGTTAACTGCTTCTAGCTTGGTTGTCTGCGCCATGCTAACCTCCTATGCTTTCCATTTAGTTTTATTAGCCCAATAAGCTGCGCTAGTTTCGCCTTTGTTTATATTCTTGCGGTGTCTGTCTTTAAACGCTTTACGTTGTTTGTCAGATTGATTTGTCTTTGCACCTTGTTCACCGTACCTAATAAGCTTAGGATTTTTTACTGTGCCAATAAGGACAGCATGTGATTTGGTTTTGTGATTGGGTGTCCTAATAGGAATACGCAATCCTTTGAAGTTGTGGCCTCCGCGCATTATAGCCATGTGGTATATCCTCAAAAGAAAAGGAGGAGCCGTTAAGCTCCCCCTCCGTTAAACTTAGGCCTCTAAGAGAGCGATTGCAGAAGCAGGGCGAAGGACGTTGTGTCCCATTGCATACTTAGCAACCATCAAAGTGCCTTGACGGTTAATCTGGTACTCAGACTCCATACCCAAATCGAGCAGCTTAACAGTAGCTACAGCGTCTGGAGTGAAGACGAAACCACGGATTTTTGCAGCGAGTGCTACGATGTCCACGCTATCTACGTTAGCAGTAGGCAAGTCGTAAGCTGTTGCGCGTCCTGAGCCTGCAGTGTTTGCAAGTGGAGCGTTATCAATAGTCTTACCTTCGTTGGCGTTGCCTGTTGTAAATGCGCTGGCATGGTACAGGTTAGTAACGTCAGCATGGTTTGACATGTACACAGGCATACCAGCAATGTTTGGAACATTAGCGGCTGCGATAGAACCATTGCCACCGAAGTCGCGGTTCATGTACACAAGCTTGTTGCCATCAGTAACATCTAACAATGCGTAGTACTGGTCAGGTGGAAGGAGAACACATGCACCATCCATTGGTACGTTCTTCTTCTCCATCTCTTTACGAGCATTGAAGATTGCCTGAGCAATATGTGATGCATCAATGTCGTGGGCATTCGTAGAACCAATGGTTACGTTATCGGTAAAGTCTTCTTCACCAAAAGCTTTATAGTCTTGGACAAGACCAGCAGCACGAGTGGCATTGGTAGACAAAGCAGCTTTAACAAGCATACGAGCTACGTTTCGGTCAGCTTCGTTAGCTAGTGCAATACCAGCTTCCTTTGAGTAGATTGAACGTACATCGTAGTGGTTGATTGCTTCGTCAATGTTTGCAATGAACTGGCTAGAGATGAGCAAGTCATCAATAGTTACGATACGCTCACCTGCGCGAATAGACCCACCAGTGATTTCGTTTCCTGGTGTTAGGTATTCGGCAGTGGCACGGCCTGTCATTGGGAATGAAGCAGACTTACCTTTTGAGATTGTACGAGTACGGACTTTATCAGAAATGATTTTCTTTTCTTCAAAAGCAGTGAGAACCTCGCCAGCGTAAAGCTTGAGAAACAAGTCTCGCACGTCACCTGACAGGTTATTTTGGCCTTGAAAGCTTACGCTATAGGCCGGATTTGAAGCGGCTGATGCCATTTTAATTACCTCTTAGTAATGTTGTTGAGTTAAAGTACACTCAGCAATCATCACATCCTTTCGCCAAGATTGTCTGCCGCAGCAGGTCAGGGGTAATCGTTTGTTATGTTGGCTGTGTGTTAGGGTTTCCCCTTTTAAATACACCCAGTAGATGTACTTAAAAGGAGAGGGGGTACAAAGACCCCCAATCCAATGGAGACAGTTAGAATACCGAAGAACGTGCCATCATTTGTGCCACTCTCTGTCGGTAGGCAGGGTCACTTTGATATCTGGGGTCACGCATAGCTGCAGTTACTTCTGCCGCGCTTTCAAATCGCCCACCCGAAGTCGCACTAGTTGTGCCTTCAACTAAGTTAGGCTCTGTGCCTACTTCGGAACGATACCTCGCTACCAAACCCTGTACTGCAAGGCGTGTGATGCCTTCATCTCCAGTATCCACGGTAGCGTTATATGCTTCGATTTCAGAAGGAGCTAAATTTCCCGAAGCCCACTCCATCATCTTACTATAGTCTTCCTGTCCACCAGCAATCTCATACATTGAGTTAGTGGCAGAGGAGGCTATAGCTTCTTGTCCTTGAATATAAGTTTCAACAAGACTGCGAGGAAAGCCTGCTTCTTCCAATGCTTGATAAGCATCAGGACTAAGCTCTCCATTCTCAGTATATTCTTGTTGAAATACATCAAAGTCTAACCCTACGTTGTCCAGAACTTCCGATACTTCATTAGCGTTATTGCTAGGAATGCTTTCGGCTTCTGGTTCAGTGGGTTCTGCAGGAGCGTCCTCTTCTTCTGGCTTGCCCATCTTCTGCTCAAGCGCAGTGTAGGCCTGAGCCATCGCTTCAACGGAAGCAAACTTCTCAGGGAGCCAATCAGGACGCTCAGGATTATTATTCTTTTCTATTTGTTCTGCTTTTTCAAGCATAGCTTTGGTATGCTCTGCAGGCTCAGCCCCTGCGTCTAAGTCATGCGTATTTAAACTGTCTACCATTATATACCTATTCGCTTGGTGGTTGTTGTACTTGCGCTGCACCTTGCTTAATCATCTCAGGTGTGCCTTTAACAGCCATCTGTTGCATCATCTGCATCTGTTGTTGCTGTTGCTGCATTTCCATTGCTTGGGCTTGTTCTTGTGCCTTCTGCTCCTCAGACTTAATTAGACCGTTGGTATCAATCCCCAGACTGGCTCCCAATCGGTCAATGTAATCTGAGATATTCATTTCAGATGCAATTACCTGCGCCCCTAAAGGCTGTAAATATTGCAGGAATGTAGCAAGTTTGTTGAGGTCTTGGCCTCTACCCAAGGCTTCAATGCCTGTGACAATCGTAGGCTTGACTGCACCTTTTGGTAGCTTAGGCATCTTACCTGAGCGTTCTAGGGTAGCCATGATAGTCTTAATCAAAGGCATCTGTAGTTCTTGAGACAGGATTGAGTACACACCGCCCAGCGCAGACTCCAACTCCTGAGCCATAAACCTTACTTCTTCGGCAGTCACACGCTCAGCTTGACGCTGTACGCTGCTGTTCATAAGGAAGGCGTAAGATATTCTTTCGTTGATTGTCCTTGCGGTTTCAAGCGCAACCCTAAAGTCAGAGGCCTTCTGTACTTGTAGAGTAGACACATCAGCAGCATCACCACTAACAATAGCACCGTTAGGGCTTTCAGCTAGGGTTCTGGTCTTGGTTGTACCGTTTGGTTTGACAAGGAACAATATCTTACTTGAGGCCGCAGCCCCCTCAACGATAGCTTTTGTCAAAGCCTCAAGGCTTCTCAAGTCACCAATGTATTCTTCAACGTATCCTCTTCCATAATCTTCACCGTCTACACGAGTAAAACGTAATGGAAGAAAGGGACATTCATCTTCTTTAAATTTACCACGAGTGTTTGGAATTTCTATTCCTTGTACCTCTTGGTAAACTTCCCAACCTTTATTAACACGAGTGGTGTGAGTATAAAGCTCAAGGTTTTTCATTTCTGTATCGGAGGTTTCAATAACCTCACGAATTTCTTGAGGGAGCATAAGTGCGTTAACACTCTCCTTCGTCAAGATTTCCAAAACATTACCCATCGAATCACGCTTAACAACATAACGGTCAAGCTTGAATATCTTCATACCACCTGCTTTGGGCATGTAGAGTAAGGCGTTACCTGTAACAATAAGTTGTTTGAGTGCTTCAAACACAGGCACACGCATTGCTTTGGCTTCTATCTCTTGCATACCTGCTCGTTCAATACGAGACAAAGCTTCTTCGACAGCACCACGAGCATCAGAGCCTGCTAGTTCAGCAAGGTCAAAGTCATCAATGGTCAGTCTAAAGAAAGGACTATTAGGAGGTAACAATGTAAGAAGAAGCTTAGAGGCTAGGTTGTTTGTGCCTCTTGCTCCTACCCCTTGGTAAGGGGTTGCATAGACTGTACTTCCACTATGTCCGTCAGGTGGCAGGAGAGTAGGGATGGTCAGTTCTGCAGCATCACGCCCACGCTGTAAGAATACATCTCTTGATGTTTCACACATAGCGTATCGTTTAGCAGCAGTACCTTCGCTAATCTCTAAAGCCATTGTTTAATACCTATCCTATGTTCACGCCTGAGCCTGTAGAGCCTGTAGGTGTGTTGATTGCTAACGCTGGGTCTGCTGTCGTAATCTTTAATTTATTCTTACCTGTTTTTTTCTTCATATTTAGCGTGGATTGTGTATCAACCTCCGCTAACCCGCTTTCAAATTCTGGACTTGATGCTGTAACAGGGGCAGCTTGGGCTTGTACCATTGGTTTAGGTGATGAACGCTGTGGAAAGCACATAATATTATTCCTCAAAATTTTGATTATATAATTCTTCCAGCTTCCGCATAACGGACTGCTGGCCTTGCAGGAAGCGGAGTTCTTCTAAAGAAATCTCGTTAGCTGGAAGATGATTTGGGAACAAGTCTTGAATATAATTCAAAAGTTCCTTGGATAAAGTTGGGTTATCATTGAATATCTTCATAATGATTGTACCTATAGGGGGACTTTAGAGTCACCCACATTCCTTTTGTCCTGTTGTGGGGTCAATGAAACAGGCTTCAGCCTTGTTGTCGTTGTCACTAACCTCGTTCAAAATTCCATATCTTTTTCCTGATGCGCGGAATGTCGTAATCCCTTTGCACCCCATCGTCCATGCATCTGAGTACAGTTTCTTGAACTCATCGTAGGTAACTTGGTCACCAACATTGCAGGTCTTTGATACGGCTGAGTCCACATATTGTGAGACCAGTGCCAGCACAGCTAAGTGTTCTTGTGCTGTAATCTCATTGGCTGTACGTCCTTTGTAGCCCTGTGCGTAGGCGTAATCTTCGACACGCTCTACTGTATGTCCATCAAACTGCTGGATTGTACGGTCATAATAGTTGCTAAAAGGTGGTTCGATGCCTGACGATACGTTGTCTGCTGTCAGTGAGATTGTTCCTGTTGGAGCAATGCTGGTAAGGTGACTATTCCTAATACCTTTTTCTTTTATCTTATCGATAACCCAAGGAGATAAGGTCTGGATAAACTCACCCTGCAGGTAGTGGTACTCATCATAGAGAGGAAAAGAACCTTTCTCTTCCGCAAGGTCAGCCGATGCGGAGTAGCAATGGTCACGAAGGACAGTCATAACCTCTTCGGTAAACGCCATGAACTTCTCTGAAGCGTAAGGAAACCCACACATCTCAGCAGCATTAGCAAGGCCTGTTACACCTAGTCCCATCCTGCGTTTGTTCTCTGCTTCTGTCTTCTGTTCTGGGAGAGGATAGATTGTTCTGTCTACGACATTATCCATAGCACGAACTACATTATGAATGTCACCAGTGAATAAGCCAAAGTCAAATGCACCATCAAGAACATACTTTGTTAGGTTGAAAGAACCCAGCAGACATGCACCGTATGGAGGCAAAGGCTGTTCTCCACATGGGTTTGTGGCTTCTATTTTTTCACAGTACTTTAGGTTGTTTTTGTTGTTGATAGTATCAATAAACAAAACTCCAGGCTCAGCCCAATCCCATGTACTATTCATAATCCTATCCCACAAAGCCTTGGGGTCTATCTCTTTGTAGACCTTGCCTTCAAACATAAGGGGGAAGGGCGTGTCGTTTGCAAGACACTCCATGAATTTATCGGTCACGCCAACGCTGATGTTAAAACCTGTGAGCTTGTCAGAGTTGTGCTTGGCTGCAATGAACTGTTCGATGTCGGGATGGTCAATGCGTAGCACACCCATCTGCGCTCCACGCCTGTGACCTGATGAAGCTATGGTCTGACATACTGCATCAAAGATACCCATGAAGCTTACGGCTCCACTGCTACGACTATCAAGGGTCACAATCCTATCACCTCTTGGGCGTAGTCGGCTGAAGTCATACCCAATACCTCCACCTTTTTTCATGGTAAAAGCTGACTCAGTGGCTTTCTCCATTATGGACTCCATTGAATCCTCAATGTGTCCACTAACAAAACAGTTGTAAGCTGTAGTCTGTCGGGCTGCACCCATTGCATTCTGTACCCTACCTGCAGGGAGGAAACGCATGTGTCTTAGGGCATCCTTGAACGACTCAAAGTGGTCAGGGCTATCCTTCAATGCTGCAGCTATGCGTACAATTTTATCGTAAAAACTCTCACCTGTTTGGCGATACTTAACTGTATCTATCTCTTGTGATAGAGGTAGGGTCATTCCGTAGTGTCTGTTGGGTATGCTCATCTGTTATCTCCCTCGCCATGCAGTGTGCCTGCCTGCTGTCGTGCTTTTAATTTTTCTATATTTGTTTCTGCAATTGCTTGAAGACTCAGCCCACAGTCATGGGCTAGGGCTGCGAGATACCAGAGGACATCACCCATTTCTTTCTGCAAGTTATCCTTCTGGTCAACGAGGCTGATGTCATCTCGCATCATCTTAGAAATCTTGCCACATACCTCGCCTGTCTCTTCAGCTAGACCCAAGGCAGGATAAGAGATGCTGTATTTCTTAGGGTACACACCTGTTTTTAATGCTGTGTTTTGGTATTCATAAAAGTTCATTGCTCTTCCTCTTGTTTTTGCAAGTTAGCCATTGCTCTCCACGCCACCTGCGCCCAATCCTCATCAATGACATGGCGCATCATTGCATCTAGTTCGTCCCCAGACTTTGACCTATCCCAATGCAGGGTCTGTGCTGTCTGCCCATGCTGCAGCCCACCTTGTAGGGAAATCTTGGCTACCTCTGCTATTGCGAGGGGGAAGTATTTTATGAAGCCTGTGTAGATGGGGATGGCTTTTCTTTTGGCTGCTTCTTGAGGAAGTTTTCCCTTCTTCGGGAGGTTTGTAATGTTGTTCTCTGTATTCGCAGGACTGGCTTGACTTGCATGTCGCATATACTCCTCATGCCTCATGTGGTGGCTCCCATAAATCCATAGACTCTTCTCGTTTGATGTAGGCTAGACGTGCCTGCAGCAAGGCTTCGTCTTCATTGAGGCCAGCCTTCTCATAGGCTGCTACAATCTGTGACCAACGCCATAGGTTGGTAGCTGTCTCACCCTCTGGTGGAGTGAGGATACGTTCAGCTTTAACTGCACCAATACCAGGACAGCCTTTGTAGTTATCGGCTGTGTCACCTGTGAGAACCTGTGTGTAGAACCTATGGTCTGCCTCATCTTGTGTGACCTCAACAATCTCACCATCGACAAGATGCTTACCTGCGATAGTCATAAGGTCTTTATCTTCTGACCAGATGATGCAGTCTGAACCTGTGGCTGTGATACCAATGACATCATCAGCCTCCAGCTTCCCAACTACAGTGGTATTCCAGTGTTCCCAGATGTAGTCACGAGCGTACTGAAGCAGCATAGGCTTACGAGTGTCAGCCCTGTTTGCCTTGTAGTAATCTGCTATGTCTTTACGGAAGTTCAGTTTGTCAGAAAGGCAACAGAGTACCTTGTCTGTGCCAGCTTCCTGCTTTAGCTTGTCGATAAAGATACCAACATAGGTAGCCACGTCTTGCTCAAAACTATGCAGTGTCCACAATCCGTCACCCCAATTGATTGGGTGTTCGCAGGAAGCTGCAGCTTTGTATGCTATAATGTCAGCATCAATAATCAGCATCTTTGTTCTCCTTCATCTCTCGTTCTTTCTCTGTCTCAAGGGTGACGATGCGTATGCCTGTCATCACCTGCACATAATCCAACCAGCTTGTTACTAACCACTTCACAACTAGGGCTGCGCTAACAGCAAAGAAGGAGACAGTCACAATCAGTTTGAATATAAAATCAAAGTCCATTCTTCAGTGCCTTAATTACATCAGTGGAGAAAAGCTTCTCAAGATTGAGGAGGTACATCTTAGACTTGTACCCATCACCACCGTTGACGCTACGAATGTGGTCTAGCTGACCAATGATGTTCTTGAGTACGTCTGTCCTAAACACAAGCGTGGCAAAGGTAGTGTCACCTAAGCAGAGATTGTGGAACCAATAGTCTGACTCAGTAGCTTGGATGCCTGATGGTTTACCGTATGATTCATACTCAATCGCAATGTTACCTGACTTCCACCAAACGCCTCGCTCACTCTTCACCTCAATCTTTTTATCCTGCAGCATCGTAGCTACTTCTTGTTCACGCACCTGACCATAGGCTAGGTCAATGTCAAACTTCTTACGGTTAGCTTTAGTGGGTTGAAGACCAATCGTTTCCATATGAATACTCACTATCTAAGGTGCATCGAAACTTGTAGTAAGCTTCGGTATCCTTCATCGCCTGTTGAATTAGTTTGCCGACTTCATCCTCTAGTCCTTTGCGAACTAGCAGTTGGACTTCATCGTGAATGAATGCTACAACCGTAACATCTACACTCGTGTAACCTTTAAGGCGCAGTAGTTCTTCAATCGTGACGTACCAACGCTTGCATATAATAGCTCCGCAACTTTGTAAGATAGTGTTAACACAGGCATGGGCATGGCGTACTGGTATAATACGTCCATCCAATCCCTTGACCCATCCACGTTCCTTAGCTGCTTCAGAAGCAGCATCTCTTAATTTCTTTAGAGCAGGGAGCTTGCGTAAAAATCTTGTCTTTATCTTCTTGCCTTCTGCAGCACCCTTTCCAATAATCTGCCCAATCTTTTCATCACCTGCAGAATAAAGAAATCCATATATAAAGGTCTTACTACTAGGCCTGTCAGGTAATCCTGCGAGGGCTTGATTCCTAGAGTGGACATCACCGTTGACAACTTCTTGTGCATACGCACCGTCATCATACTTAGCCATGTAGTGAGCCAGACAACGAAGCTCCAAGCCTGACGCATCAGCCCCAAGAAGACTGTACCCATCAGGCGCATAAAATAACTCACGACATTCTTTACCAAACGGAGCAGAGAGACTAGGCACTTGCTGCATGTTTGGATTGTTCGCTGTACAGCGCGATGTAACAGCCCCCATATGATTAACACGTCCATGTATCCTTCCATCCTTCTCTAGTTTGAGCCACGCTTGATTGCCTGTTGCAAGCTGACCAATGCGTTTGTTAAGCATGAGATATTCGGAGACAAGCTGTGCCTCTGGTATCTCTATTTCTTTGAGTATCTTCTCATCTACCTTTGCTTCATTCGTAGGTGTGAATGTTGTAGGAACCCAGCCTCGCTTCATTAGTCGGTCAGCTATCTGCTGACGTGATGCAGGGTTGAAGGGAAGAACCTTTGTCTTTGTCTTCATCTCAATGATGGTAGGCTCAAAGGTATCTACTAGCTGTGTGTATATCTCAGAGCGTCTGCCTTCTAGTGTGGCGTGTAGCTTCTGTGCCTTCTTAACGTGGAAGGGGAAGCCTACCTCCTGCTGTCTAACGAGGAGGGTGTGCAGCCTATGCTCTAACCCAAGCGCATCATTGCTAAAGTTCTTTTTATGAATCGAACCATAAAGTTTGAGCGTGACTGCTGTGTCTTGTATGCAGTAGTCGAGCATCTCAGGGGTATATGTCTCAAAGCTTTCGCTACTATTATTGAACTCACCTTTAAGTTCTCCCAACCGATAGCCCCAAGCCTTTAGGCTGTGACTACCTCTTAATTTTTGTGGTAAATTTTTGCTCTTGCTATCTAGCTCACCAAGGTGAGGCCAGATGGTTCTTGTGCAGACCAAGGTATCAATGACCTTACCCTTGTAGTCCCAACCATATAACTTCTTGAGTACCCTCAAGTCGTAGTCGATGATGTTGTGACCAACGAGATACTCAGCCTTATCCATAAATTCTAGGCTTGCTTCAATCTCATCAGGGTCAAAGGTATGAACCTCATTTGTGTCACCGTTACGCAGTACCACACACCAGACTTTAGTTACGTCTGCAAGTAAGTGGTTTGCTTCGATGTCCATTATATATTTAGTCATGCTAATCCTCTCGCTGGAGTGATTTATAAACTTGCTTGCTCTTCCTCATAGATGATGCGGAACTCTTCAAGCGTTGGGACGTTGCCCATGTCATGCCCATCAATCATCAGGCTGCTTACTTCCTCTAAGAAATCTTGATAGGCCTGCGTCAGTTGTGCTTCGGTATAAAGAACAAGCACTGGCCTAGAAGTCGGGGGTTGTTTTTGAGTCATAATCCATCACCGTTTCTGTCATGCGATTAGTCAGAATTGAATAGGCCAAATGGCAACAGATACCTGTGATGCCGCAAAACCTGTTCTTGAGAAGTCGTACTGTTGTTGTGTGTAGGTTCTCTTGGTCTTGCTGGTTTCTTTCCAGACCAATAACCATGTCGCTTAGCTGACCGATAGCAGCACTGCCACGCAGTTGAGACATGGAGGTTTGCGCTCCATCCTCATGTCCTCTGTCACCAGAGGGACGCTTCAAGTGACTGACAAGTATCAGCCCTATCTGCAATTCCTCCACGAGTGTACGCAATTGGGTCATAAGGGTGTCGATGGTACGTCTTTCGTCACCACCTTCCATGCCCGAAACTACGATAGATAGATGGTCAAGTACAATCCAGTTGCAGCCACAACCTCTAGCCAAGTAGCGTACCTTGTTAAGAAGATTATCAGAATCAGTGCTACCCCAATGGTCATAGAGAAATACCCTACCAGTGCCAAGGGTATCAGCAAAAGCATGTTTAAGTTCATCGTTTGTTACCCCCTCACTACCTAGATGGATAGGCTTGTTGATTGATAGGGACATCAACGACTGCGCAGTACGCTTTACATTTTCTTCTAATGCTATGTAGCCTAGCGTTTCACCCTGACGTATCAGGTGATGTGCTATCTCCTTAGTGAACTGACTCTTGCCAGTGCCGCTGCCTGCTGAGATGGTTACGATTTCCCCAACGCGAAGACCCATCGTCTTATCTGTGATGCCTTGGTAGGGATAGCTTACGCTTTCCTTATCGTCCTTAGATGTTACCATGTCCCAAAGGTCTACACCAGCAAGGATACCATCAGGTCTGAAACTCTTGGCTCCCCATATAGCATCAAGCAATGCCTTCTGCTGGTTAGCCTTGAGCATATCGTTGGCATCCTTATACCCCGAAGGGAAGGATACAATCTTAGCTTTGCCTGGACTCAGGAGGAGGGCTGCTTCATGTGCAGCCTTCACACCTTGAGGGTCACTGTCGAATGCCAGCACCACACTATCGAACTGCTCAAGCCATTCAATAGATTTACTGATGGCTTTCTTAGCAGACGCACAGCCTTGAGGTAGGCTGACCACAGGCCAACGGTTGTTAAAACACTGGCTGATGGAGAGGGCATCAACTTCACCCTCTGTAATAGTGACCATCTTCATCTTACCTGTGTTACGCCACAGGTGCTGACCGTACAGGCCAATGTCCTTGCTATCTCCAAGATAGATAAAGTCCTTGTTGGCAAAGCGGAGCTTCTGCCCAATGGTTTGACCTTTGTTGTTCTTGTAGTTAGCAATCTGTACAGGCTGACCTTTGTAGTTACCTATGCGATAGTCCCAAAACTTCGCTGTCTCTAGTGAGATGCCACGCTTAGTTAGTGCATTGACCTCACCATCAATCAGGTTGGTGTTAGTTGGTTGTTGTGGTTCTCTATCTTCAAGCATTGAATATGTCTCGCAACTAAAACAATAGGCATGGTCAGTATAGATAGCGTTAGCATCGCTACTGCCACAATGAGGGCAACCTTCCTTACGGATGTAGTTACTCTGCTCCAACTGATTCCTCCACAATCTCAGCAGCGACACGCATCTGACGTGCTATCTTCTTTAACTCTTCGTTCTTAATGTTCTGGTCTTCGACTATTTCATAGGCAAGTAGTTCCCAATCAATGATGGTGGCATTGATGGTTATAGGTAGGTTGACTGTGATTGCTCTAGCTACACTCATGCTGCCCACTCCTCTGGCAAAGTTCCTTCACTCCAGACAAAACCGTTACGGTCTGCCCACTCAGCGCACGTCATCTTTGTCCCATCCTTGCGTACCTTCGCGCCTTGCACTGGCGAGGCTGCCTTCTGAAAGATGAAGCGTATGTCTAGCTCAGGGTTCTGTGCCTTGACTGCTTTCATCTTTCGCTGAGCGTCCTGTCGAAAGTATCCCTTCATCTCTATGTAGATGTCATTGATTAGAAGGTCAGGATTGTAGAGGCGTTCCACCCGATAGGGTATGCTATGTGGTTCATAGGCAAACGGAACGCCCCTGCTTTCTAGGTCAGAGATGACGTGTTGCTCAAAAGTCCCCTTCGGCATTCGCTGTCTCATCCGAATCAAAGGGAGTTTCTTGACGGTCATCCTTTTCCACAGCCGTTTCGGTGTAGCCATCTTCATCTTCAAACATGGCTGCGCTGTCACCATACTCAACAAGGTTGATAACCTGTACACCACGGAGGTGAAGCTTTACGCCTACCATTTTTGTGGCTGGAATGAAGTAAGTGCGTGGTTCAAAAGCTACCTTGATGTCACTACCATTACCAATCAAGTGGTCACCTGACATTGGTGTACGCTTGGCATCCATGATAGCTGGCTTCTGGGTGAACTCACCGTTCCTTCCCTTGACCTTGGCATCAAGCTTGAACTTAAACTTAACCTCACCAGTTTCGTTACCATCCCTGTCAAAATCTTTTTCAAAGGGAAGGTGAATGGACAGACTATCCTTATACTTAGGGCTAGTCTTAATCTCTTCAGCCATGCGTTCATTCACAAGGCCTTCAAGATACTCACTCATCTTTACAGCATCAGCTTCGGGTTTAAGTAAGTCTACTGAGTAGACCCCATCAGGGTTGAACTTGGTATCAGGTTCAAATACTTTAGCCCAAATAGCTTTGCCTTCTGCTACTTTAAATTTACTCATATAATATCTCCTTGAGTGTATGAATAGGCTATAGGAGGACTTTAGAAATCACGCAAAAAAGTATTGTGACTCCAACACTTTAGATAAATCTAGTGTCCCTTTGGCTGGTGGTTGTGGCAATGTATTATCTCCACAAGTGTAACAAGCATGGTCACGAAGCTGCTGCAATACATCATTATCCTGATACATTTCAACAAAGGCTTCGCGTAATACTTGGGATAGGATGGGCATGTTAGGACTGTGTGTGCCATAGCTGTCATGCACCATCGCAAAGTCAGTCATCCCATCATCCATACATCTAACCACAGTCTTGGTCAAAGCTGAAGCATCCAGAGAGTGGATGAAGTTAGGGCTACTGCCTGTTGTGATGCGTGAACGATTAACATCATCCATTTCCTGCTGATAATTTAGTTTCACTATGTTCCCATCAATGTGGGTTTTGATTAACCTTTTCTTTGTAGACAAGTAAGGCTGGACAACTAGAAAATTAGTAGGCGTTATCCATTCCATGTGTTTGTTAGCATCAGCGTAGTGTGAGCCAATGGTCTTAACATAATCCATGACCTGTCTTGCTGATGAGATAGTCTCGTTGATAGCTTGCCAGATATGTCGGCTGAGATAGAGCGAGGCTTCAAAGTAGTCATCACCAAAGGGGTTGCTGTCTCCCTTCTTCTCAATCCTGTCAGCTATTGCATCTTGGATGTACTCACGGCAAGCGTGTTGTGTACCAGAGTAAGGCGTAATCATCACAGGCCTCTTGGTTAGACTGCGAGTGATACCAAACTCCAAACATTTTTTTGCTATCTCACTGCCTTGCTGTGCCTCTTGTTTAACTACAGCCTCAGCCCTAATTGCTACATCAGTGTATATATCTGACGGTGCATCAGAAGGTACGAGGTTACATGCCCTACCTCCTTGAGAGTCGAGGAGGATTGCGCTTAGATGCTGCAGTCCATTACAACTACCATCAGCAGAGCAGGGTAGGTGTGTGTAGTAGCCCCAACCCTGACGCAGTAGGCCATACCATTCCATGCACCAGCCAAGGAACTGCCAAGGTTTATCAGCCTGAGTCCACCACATATAATCAAGTGGGTTCTCAGCTACCTTAACTATGTCAGCCTCGCTTTCCCATGCCCATTGGATACGCTCACTAAAGGATACCTTGTCGTTACCAAACAGGTTAGCACCGTGGATAGCCAGCCAATCAGCATCACCTGCATCTTTGATAGGGAAGCCGTAGGTAAATCCAATGAGAGCCTTACCCCAATCGGCAACCTGTGGTGACATGAAGGATTCAACAGGATACTTGCGTGACCTAAAGTCTAGCTGCCATACAAAGTAGAACTCATCGTACTTGGCGTAGTGATTAGCAAGCTGCAGTGTACGCTCCACCTGTATGCGCCTCGACATAGACTTACCGTTGGCTTGGTAGATACGGTTGCGTTTGCTTGACCAATCTCTGAACAGCATCTTCTCTGCCTCATCCATCTCCTGTGGGTCTTTATCAAATGGATACACAGGCAAGGGTAAATCCTCACGAGGAGGGAGGCCAGCCCATTGCTCACCACTATCCCACGCTGTCCTCATCACCTCAAGCACAGGCTTGTTGATTGACCAAGGGGTACGCTGTAGTCCATTGAGACAGCGGTACTCCACGCTCATGTCCTGCTGACGCAGCCTATCTAAATACTCTTTAGATTTTTTCTTCATCAGTGTACCCTCACAATTGGCAGTTGATTGATGACTGTGCTGTGGTAACCACCATCCAAGACATCAATCCAATCCTTGGGTGGTATGATGGATGGGGCATAGCGTGGCTTCATTACCTCTTGGAATGTGTTGAACTTCTTTACCCACTCAAGAGTCTCAGGCGTAGCCTCAAGATATGTGATTGTCTTATTCTTTTTGATAGACTTGGTTAGCTTGACCAGCCCTGTCTTAATTACAATCTTATCTACGAGCCTCATGCCTACATGAATGCGTTCTTCATTAGTCCATTCAGTATTGTTGAAGCCATCCTTGTTCATCTTGTAGACCAAGCCTTGTCTCTTGTGTAGCTTGCTGGCTTTCTCATTTGCTTTCTTTATTACATTCAAAGCTGACTTACCTTCAGCCTCAACCCATTGGCTAAGTCTTTTTTGCAGTTCGATGTTGGCTCCAACTGACTTGGCTACCTTCATCAAGGTGAACCTCTTGGATACCTCATCGACTACCGTGATAAGCGCAAGGTATGAAACTTGGTGGGCATCCATTCCCTGTAAATTTTTTCTAGTAATATCTCGATTGCTAGTCACGTTTGTTTGTATGTCAATTACCCCATCAGCTACAGCATTGACGATGGCTGCAATCATAGCCCTGCCATGCTGCGTGTTGGATTCAATTCCCTTCTGTATTAACTTGTTCGTGTTAGACTGATAGCGAGTGATACCATCAGCCAGCATTTGTTGTTCAAGTTCTATCTGCTCTTCAAGTGTTGGCATCGTAGTCCTTCTCATCAAAAAATATTCGGCCTCGTTTCTTATTAGGAACCACCTGATTTCTGGGCATACGCCAATGTGGATTGCGTGTGCCTCTAGTGGGTGGAGGTTTCTTAATCGTCTTCCTTCGCTTGGGCATGATTAATCTCCTACGCCACGCTAGGCCACGCAAACGTGGCGCATATCACAAATCCGTTACACGAGTGTAACAATATAAATAGTCTACCCTTGGGGGCTGCAGCCCTTACTGGCTCTATGTTTGTGGAGTAATTGCATGAGTGTTATAAATGACATTCGGATTTTAAGTCCTCTGTAAATGGTACGAGCGGGGGGACTCGAACCCCCACGCCATTGAAAAGGCTCAGGATTTTAAGTCCTGTGTGTCTACCGATTCCACCACGCTCGCTCCATTTACGCCACTTACGCCACGTTCTACGCCACGTTAGTTCGACAGGTATAATCAATCTACCTGCTCTAGTAAAGACACACCCTTGACCAAATCTTGCGGGGCTAGGTGTGCGTATCTCATAGTAGTCTGGATAGCTGAGTGTCCCATCCATTCCTTGGCATGAACCAAGGGCATACCACGCTGAATTAAACGTGAGCAGGTGGTATGTCTAAGGGTATGCCAGACTACATCCTCAAGTTCCAGGTGGTTAACTAATCGTTGCCACTTGGAGCGAGGGAAGGTTCCGAATAGTTTATCTGTGCCTGCGACAGCAGCCCTGCGTTCAAGAGCCTGACGTGCGCGAGAGGTGAGAGGGACAACACCATTCATAGCGTTCTTACGGTCAGCAAGATACACACCTTCCTTGAGTATATCTTTGGCAGTAAGCTTAGCCATCTCACCTGCTCTCATGCCAGTGTCGATGGAGATAATGAAACCGTCACGCAGTTCATCGAACCCCCAGCTATCTAGTGTAGCTAGACACTGCTGTTCTTCCTCGACAGATAAGAACCTTATCCTGCTCGTGCCTTCCTTAAGGCGGGAGAGGGTAGGCATGCCATTAGGCAACCTACCTCTCTCCTTAGCAAAGCGTAGTATCTTAGAAAGGGAGGCAAGCTTTCTATTGATAGTGCCGTTAGCCCTACGCTTTGCTTTCTGATTGTCTATGAACTCATCAACCAATTCGGTGGTGATGTCGGCTATGTCTATGTCCTTACCAAAGTAATTTATTACCTCGTTCATCACGAGGATAAGCTTTGGTTCAGACTTAGAACCTACCCAATGCCTCCGATAACATTTATCTGCAGCTTCTTGTAGACCCCAAGTGTTGGCAACAGTGATGCCTTCGGATGGGACAGGCTTGCCTAGTAATAAGGCCTGCCTTGCTACTGGTTCTAGGGCTGTAGCTTCTGCACGAGTGGATACAATACGCCTAAATCTTTCGCCTTTGACAGTTACATAAACTTCAAAGCCATTGTGCCTTCGTTTAATGCTCATGTATTACTCCATCATATTTTCTAAACGTGTCACCAAAGCCTTACCTTTGTTGGTTAGTTCAATAAACTTCTCGACTCTAAACTCTGGGTTCTCGTATGTTGTTATAAGGTCATGCCCAGCCTTACGGTGGCGCGAGTAGTTAGTTAACGCAGCCACGTTCCTACTGGCAGATGCAGAGGTAACCCCCAACATCTCGCCTACTTCTTTGATAGTAATTGTACTCCCTTGACTCTGTTTGTGAGCAATCAATACAAACGCAAGAACAGTTTGCAATTGCATCTCAGGGTCAAGCTTGCGAAACTCCTCTACTATCCGTTGAAGTTTTACTAGTTTTAGAGACAACGATTGTTACTCCTCTTCCTATTTCTATCCATGTATCTGGCTCATCTGAGCGTACTGTTATACTAAACTTGCGCCCTTGGCTACCAAAATTACATTTGTGTACACATATTTCATAGTTTAATAAAGTAAAGAGCAAAGCCTTACCCCTCTCATGGTATTCGTAAGTGAATTTTAAGGGTTGGTTTAATGTCGGCTTCCACGACTTTACCTATTTCCATTGCTCCGCGTAGAAGAACTGGGTAATGGTTAACAATTCATCAAGCGGTGGTGCTGTAGGCCAATCTGCATCGCCATATACCCACGACCATGTAGGTAATAATTGTTTATTTAACATGCTATCTCCTGTAAATAAATGCTGAGATGATAACAAACACCACCAATAACGCTGGCAGTAATGCCAATAACTGTACATATAAGATTAGAAAATCTGTTGTTATAGTGTAACCTCCTGTTAAGAATGATAATTGCAATACCGCATTGCTACGATTCTATAGATTATACACAAGTGTACCTATTTCGTCAAGATACTTTTGTCATTGAAGTCGTGGTCAAGCTCCATCTCTTCATCAAAGAATGACTTGGTAAATGTCTGGTCAGCTACCTCCTCACAAAATATTCCACATTCAAAATCTAAACTCTTTAGGGGTCTGCCTTTAGCATCTGATGGTAGCTCATCAAGAAAGATACGCTCCCCCTTATGTCTCACTAACTTAGCTCCAATCCTACGGCTTTGTTCTGCTCTATCCTGGAATACATCAGGGTCTTTCTCGCGTACTAAGTTCCAGTAGGTGGGAGAGGTAGCCTTCACACACCCGATACAGTTAGCGTTGGGATACCCACGTTTATATATGTTAGGTAGTTCGATACCGTTGTTCTGCAGTATAGAGTAGCAGTCACTCTTTGTGACACCTGCCTCAATGAGAATGGGTATTACGTTAGCCCTCTCTGTTAAGGTGAACCTATCGTGTCTCTTCTGTTCCTCCAATGTGAATCCAAGCACATGCCAGTCTGGTCTGTGTCTCTCCTCCCACTGTTGCCTAGCCCTTTTCTTTAACTCTAATGTGCATGGCGCACCTGCTACACCTGACATAAACTTCCGCTTGTCCCACACCTCTACACATGAGGCATTAGGGTAGTCTTTGTTTGTTGCTATCTCTACTTCAACACCCAGCCACTGCTGTACGTCTAATAGAAATCTATGGTTGTCTTTGTCCTCTTCAGCTATTGGGTTGTTAATGATACGAACATCATTAGTGGAGCCGTACTTCTCCAATGTCAGCTTGGCGGCCACAGCACTAGCCGCGCCGCATGAGAACCAAACAGCTATCTTTTTATGAAGCATTGCTTCTGTCATTACGCTACCTCCTGCATGATTGATGTGTCATTCCAATCATGTGCGAATGAATTACACTCGTGGATAGATTTGAATATGTGAGAGACAACATCGACAGTCCAGCCATTGCCTAGCATACGATAGCGTTGCGTGTTGCTGACGTGGTTGGTGTAGCCTTCGGGTACAGTCTGCAATCTCTCGCACTCTAAGGGTGTAAGCTTCCTGTATTCTGTATAAGTGTGGTCAGTAAACACTAACTGCCTACGGTGCTTCTCAAAATATGACTTGAGGTTACCCCCTTTAAAATAGTTAGCGTCTATGCAGTGTGATTTGTCGCGGTCAACCACGCCATGCTCAAGGATGTCAGTAAGTATAATGTCCTTGGCAGTAGGTACTGTGAATGGAATGTTAGTCCAGTAAAGCCTGTGTCTATTGTGTGCTGACACTAGGTTACTGTTGATAGCAACAGGTTCAACACCTAGCATCTCAGTGATGATTACCTCACACTCTTTGGACATGCGTACATTCTCAAGCAGGAAATAGGTAGGCTTGAGTTCCTTGAGCAGTCGCACATACTCAAAGAATAATCCTGACCTCTCGCCTTGCAGCCCTATTCTATTAGCAGATGCTATTGATAGGTCTTGGCATGGTGAGCCACCGATGAGTAGGTCTATCGAATCTGTGTGGTAAAACTCACTATCAAATGGGACTATTAATTTCCCACCTTTTGCCTGGATTCCCTGTACATCCCCAAGGTGTATTGTGTCAGGGTAGTTAGCCTTGGCAACTTGGATAGCATACTTATCTATCTCGCTGGCATAGTACTTATCTACCTTGATGCCTGCTTTATCTAACGCGATACGTCCACACGACATACCATCGAACAAACTTAGTACGTTCATTACAGCCTCCTGTATAATTGCATTAGTGGATACATTAGTTCCACAGTAAGAGTTTAAGGTCAGATGTAGACCAGCCAGAACGCAGTGATAGTTCTGTCATGGTTACACCTGTGTAATGATAGGCCTCAATAATATCTTCAGCAGTCATGGTCATCTCCTGTAATGCTAAACCTTGTCTCGCCTTCTTTTACAATCCCACACTCAAGCAGTATGGACTCCACGATATTACAGTTATCTATAAACTGGTCATCGCCTGCCTCTGTCCTGCCTATGTCACCATCCTTGGCAATGATTTCGTTATCATCTACGAATGCCTCAGCTAGTGAGCTATAGAGTTCTATGTATGTGTGTTCGTCAAGAACGTATCTAGTCATTGTGACTTTCCTCATAATATGCATTGCCGCGAACAGCTTTGATGGTTATTAAATCTTCTCTAACATCTGCAGTGTAATGTGTAGCGTCCTTAAAGAATGACTTGAGCCATGCCCCATTGAGGTCAATAACTGGACGGTCATCGCTGCCAGATACACGATGTCCTGATGGTGGCTCGTGTGCCAACTTACAATGTCGGTCAGACGTTAATAGTATTTCGTGGTTCAAGGTGTGAACATCGAACCGTTGCCCTTTACGCCACCCATAATTTGATAAGACTTTACGCTCTAACCACACTCGTGGGTTGCCTCTGTTAGTCCCTAGTTTTCTTAGCTTACTCATAACTTGCCTCCTATTGATAGTGTAGATTATACACTAGTGTAGATATTAGTCAATAACAAAACCACTAGTGTCATGCTTTGCCGCACCTTTAGCATACAAGGCAACGACACATTCTGCAGGGTCAAGGAATCGCAAGTCATCCTTGTCACCATCAATAACTTTACGTCCTAAAAATGTCTCTGGTATAGCATCTTGAGTACGCCACACCACTGCCAGGTTTGCCCCTGTCTTGAGTGCGTCCAGCCTAATCATATCTGCATACCTGTCGGATGCCTCAGAGTAAGACAATGTAATATTGTAATTACTTGGCAACTTTTTATGTAGCCTGTTGGATGTTTTAGAATAATCATAAAACTGAATCTCAGGATAATCTTTTTCCATGTCGATATAGTTTTCCCACGGCACGTCAGACGTACCATTGAGCCTGACACAAGGCTTGATGCCCTTGCGTGTACAGTATGCACTAAAACGGTCAAGGTCAGACTTGAGTTGAACAAGAAACATCTCGCGGTTATCACGCCACAGAATGGTCTTTCGTACTCTCGCAGCTTGGACACAATTCATCTGTCCACGGCCTGCAGTATTGAGACAACCAGCCTTGCAACCTGCTAAGACAGCCATAGGACACATATTAATCCCTTCGACTTGGTCAGCAGGTGCAAGGTACATAATGGCGGTAAGGTACTCCGAACCGTCACCTTTAACAGTCTTGGCATTTGTACCAACACCCAACAGCCTCAATCCATTAACCTTAGACATGATAAACCTCCAGTGTAAATATTACGGTAATGTATTCATTAGGGTACAAGTAGACACACCTGTACCCAGATGATGACACTAAGCATCAATTGTGGAGATAATGAAAGGTAACCAGAAAGCAAGTAAACCACCTGCACCTAGCATTATAGGATAGATTAACGCAATGCCAGTTATGTAACCAGTCATGGACACGACTAGACAGCAAATACCCAGCATCATATAAAAGAAATACTCTGCCGCGCTACACATTGCGAGATACCCATTGACCAGTTATTGCACTACGCGAAACCTTGAGAAACCCAACATTATTAGTAAATGTACCAATCTCGCCATAACGCGAAGTGGTACGTTTTACATACAGGTTAGAATAACCGATTGGATTACGGATGATTTCATTGAACTTAAATTCCATGCTATAGCCTCCTAAGCTTTACACCCTGCCATCATTGACAGGTGAAGACACACCAAGAGGTTTAAGGGAGACTAATAGCCGCGAGTCAAGGTGTGCCTACAACTGTCAAGGAGAGACAGAATGAGGCTGCAACCCCCCAGCCGGTGATGACCCATACATCCAGACCACAGCGCAAACTGCCATCCTTTATTACGGCTAGGGTAAACCGAGGCTGGTTGTGTCGCTAACTAAACCATTTAAGCTTGCTTGCGCCCCCACTGACAACGATATTGCCAACATGATAAAAGCTTGCCTTGCTATGGGCTTGCTTTGCCTAGCGTATCAATAGCTAGGTGGTTAACTGTACTGCATCCACTGCGGGTACATTACGGCATTGCTACCCTAACCGAACCTTTAATTGACCGTAGCGTTTCCACTGTTAGAGGTCTAGCATTCACAAGGGTTCTTACTTCTTGCGTCTTTGATGTTTATTACAGTAGTGTATTAATTTAGTTTAGTCAATTCTTTTCTTCGTTAGGCTATTCTTTTATTCGTGGTGCTTAATGTTGCGTTACAGCGTTTATAAGTTATCACCTAGTTATCAAGGGTTGTCTGCCTTGGCAGCGCGTCTTCTTGATGATTAGATTTAAGCATAATAAAATAATAACGTCAAGCATAATTATTACATTAATGTAGATAAATAAAAAAAATAGATACAAACAAACACACAAACCAAAAAGAACAACACCACAAAACACCACAAGCCTAGCAAAACGGATATATCAACCGATGCAATGCCAGCTAGAGCCTATATTAAAGTATGTTTGGTGGTGTGGTGTGGTGGTGTTGATTGATTATTTGGTGGTGGAATATGGCTATCAAGAGGTCATATGGGGTAAGTCGGCTTCGTACTGTCGTATATACCCCTTCAGATTTTTATGACTAAAATCTACCAGTAACTATTAATAACATCTAAGACATCATCGTACTCTGCAATCTTCTTTAGCTCCCCTATGACAGCCTCAGTTACATCAGAGTGTTCTCCAATCCCAGCAGGGTTAGCTATATATACTTCTACGTTAGTCTTATGGACTGCTATCATTCCCTCAGCGTACTTCTGTACTGCTTCAAGGAGGTCTACAGACCCCTTACCACACTTACATGTCATGTTTAATCCTTATATAAGTTTAACCCCCCTATAGCTATAGGAGGACTTTAGAACCACGAACTGGCCTTTGGCCTATGGTTACTGGTGTTTACATGCGATAAGAACCTATCTAGCTCGTTATCCAATAATTCAGATTTTCTGACCCTGATTTCTGTGTCTGCATCAGCAGCCATCTGCTCTACCCAGTACTGCACAGCCATAGCTAGGACATCCAACCTATCATCGTGAGCCAAAGCACCACGCTGACGTGTAATCCTAGTCATCTGATAGGTCAGCATGTACCTCATGGCCTTCTCAGGGGGGAGGTGCTGTACACTATCGTAGTCTTTCTGCAGCACTGTGGGGTCTATAACGAGCCTATGCTGGTTCATTACAGGTTCCAGAGTGTCTATAATCCTAGCTTCCTTCTGCTTACTGTGT